GGGCGTTTTTTCGGGGGAATGCGGCGTCAATTTGGATCACGGTGTCTTGGTAGTGGGTTATGGAACTGACAAAGAGTTGCAAGATTATTATCGAGTGAAAAATTCGTGGGGAGAATCATGGGGAGAAGGTGGATATATTCGTTTGGGTCGTGGTTACCAGTACAATCACGGAAAGGGGCAATGTGGAGTTTTATTGGAGGCGAGTTATCCTCTTTTGTAATGAGGTTTGATAGGTTCTCTATTTTGCTTTTTATATTTTGATATAAAAAACAAAAATAATGAAACAAAAATAATGAAACAAAAATAATGAAACAAAAATAATGAAACAAAAATAATAAAACAAAAATAATGAAACAAAAATAATAAAACAAATACCTAGAAATACAACTAACTATGTTTATGCTATGCACCATTTCAACTTTTGCTTGATTTTGTATTCATCATCAAATACAAAGACGCGAAAATTATGATAACTATATTTTGTAACTTGAGAATTAATTTCAGGATGAGTACCAACAGTAATTATTATATTGAGGTCTTCTATGTATGCTGTGATTTTTCGGTCTTGAACGGAGCTTGGGTCTCCAGAGTCCCGTTTTATATCTATCACGAATCCGCAATGTAATTGTTCTTGTATTTGTGGATTCTGCGTTATTTTATAGAGAGTCTCGCATTCTTGTTGTGTTTTTTTGATTGCACGCATGTCTTTGTTTATTTGTGGCAATTGTTGGAGATGTTTTTGCAAAAATGCGTGTGCATTTTCACTGCATTCTACGAGTCCCAATTTGTGAATAAGCATAGTTTGATTCAATATATCGACTAGTCGGCGTATTGGGCTGGTAATATGCGCATAATTTTGCGTTTGTAATTGTTGGTGTTTTATGGGGTCGTTAGTGAATTCGACATATTCTGCAGAGGAATTGGTGAGCCAAGATTGCAGCATTTGGCGCGTATTTGGTTTCATATCTCTAGGTATAGTGCTAACAGATGCTGTTTTTTGTTCCGCTTTTCTGAAAATACCTGTGCCGTGTTCGGCCAATTTTTGGCCACATATTTCGTTCATTTTGAACATCCAATGTGCGACGACATCGTGGCTGTCATGGATATGTGGGTTCTGCATTTTGGCCAATTTATGGAGCAATTTATAGGTTGGGTCTGCGAGACATTCCGCGGTTTCGTAGACATAATTTTTGGCGATTTTAACGGCAGTGTTTTTGAACTCGATTGCCACGATATTCGCTTCATTGTTCAATGTCAAAACGGCAGTGAATGCGATGCGTATATCTTCATGCGAATTCAAAATACAGAGGTCATTGCTCAAAATTGGCGGCAACATGTGCCGTCTCTTATCCGGCAAATAGATACTTGAACAGGCATCAGTAAGTCTTTTCCATAGATTGAGTGACTCGAACCAAACGAAAACGTTGGCAATGTGAATACTAACAGAATAACTTTCAGTAATGCCATTGATTAAGGTTGCAGAAAGCGCGTCGTCAAAATCGCGGCTTCCTTCTGGGTCGATTGCAATACTGCGATCTTCATGATATTGTATATTATATTTAGGGTCTTTTACGATATTTTCAATAGAAACTTGCTTTTCTTCTATTTGAGTTTTTACATGTTTAGTGAATAATGAAATGGAATGGCGCAAATTTCTTGCGCAAAGTCTATATTCGCAAAATGCGGGTAGATGGGTAACGTCGCCGATGGTTTCGACAAGAGTGCCAACAGGATGTTGTTGTTCGGGTGTCCATTCTTTGAATCTGAATGTGACATATTTATTCACGAATTTTTTGGAAAATCCTACAGCGATTTCGTATGGAATGAGAAATGCAGGAAGTCGCGGGTTGTCCGGGATGCATTTATAAAAGAGTCGCGATTTTTTTATCGGATTTTTACATTGACTATGGTGCGATGCTTTGCCATACGTGCGATTATTTTCGAGTAATAAAATGCCAGGGATTGTTTTGGCATTTCTTGTCGGTGATTCCATTATTATGCTTGTGGGTGGTGAGTATGTAAATATGTCTTGGTCGAAAACACGCAACGACAATGGAGTGAATGACTGGAAGGAATCAATCGGTTGTATATTTGATGATTCCATTACTGTATAATTCCATTTAGAATAATCGCGGTTCTCTATATTTATTTTGTAAATCGACATTTCAAAGTATTTTATTGATTATTTAGATTATTTATTTATAATGATTTACATCAATTTTATATCTGTTTGTATTTTAGTATTTTTATATAATGGCAGAACAAATGAATTGGGGAGAACAATCAATTGTAATAATTTTGATGAAAATTATTATTTTATTATCAACACTCGGAGTAATAATATTCGTTGTATGGTTTATAATTGCAATAAACAATGATTTGTCATTTTTAACAAAAAGTAATAATTTTGTAACAAATATATCAAACGACATAATGACATCGACATCGACATCGACATCGACATCGACATCGACATCTACATCGACATCGACATAGACATAGACATCATCTGATTAAACAAAATAAATTTGTAATATAAGATAACATATGCGTTTATCCGTTACAGAAGTTGTCGATCTTCTTTTGAAAATATCGCTATTGACCGCACTAGGATGCAGCGTCTATATTTTTGTACAAGCGCTTATTTTCAAAAAAAGCGAATATAGAGAACGGTTGTTGAGTTGGCAGATGCCAATGATTATTGCATTACTGACAGAGTTATATTTACTCTCTAATTGATTGATTATGATAATGTGATATGACAATGAGTAAAATTGAAATAAAAAATACGCTTTATTTCAATAAACATAGTAAAATGGCTCCTAAAAAATTTGTAATGAAAAAAACGCAGGTTCCTGCATCTGTATCCTCGGCCATGTACCTCATTATTGTCGAATCCCCGTCAAAATGTGCCAAAATAGAATCCTTTTTAGGAAAAGAATACTCATGTATCGCCAGTATGGGACACATAAGGCACATTGCCGGTTTATCCTCGATTGATGTAGCAAATCAATTCGCCATTAAATTCGATATTCTCCCTGATAAAAAAGACCATGTCCAAGTTCTCAAATCCGCAGTCGCCAAATTTAGCAAAAAAAACATCATCATCGCGACAGACGATGACCGCGAAGGCGAAGCCATTGCATGGCACATTTGCGAAGTGTGTGCGCTCAACGTCGCCACTACCCAGCGCATACTCTTCCACGAAATTACAGAACCTGCAATAAAAGCAGCAGTCAAAAATCCGACCAAAATAAACATGGATCTTGTCAGAGCTGCACACGCACGCCAAGTTCTCGACATGCTGGTCGGGTTCAAAATATCGCCCCTTCTTTGGAAATACCTTTATTGTAATAAGAAAAACAGTCTTTCTGCTGGTAGATGTCAGACACCTGCATTGCGACTCGTGTACGATAACATGAAAGAACGCGAGGCTGCATCTACAGAATTCTCGTATAATGCAATACTCTCGTCTAATGCAATACTCTCGTATAAAATAACAGCGATATTCTTTCAACAACGTCTCTCTTTTTCCTTACATATTGATTCGGAACATTCAATCACGCAACCAAACGTCCAGCAATTTTTGGAGAAATCGAAAACGCATGAACACATATTGTCTATTGGCAAGACACGCGAGACATTTGCTTCTCCGCCAAAACCATTCAGTACATCACAATTATTGCAAACAGCGTCAAATAGATTGCGTATGTCGCCGAAAGAAACCATGGCAAATTGCCAGAAATTATATCAAGACGGGCTCATTACATATATGAGAACAGACAGTACGAAATATGCCGCCGAATTTTTGCAAGAAGCCGAACATTATATTAGCGAAAAGTATGGCGCATCAACAATCGGCGATTTCGCCAAAATAGAGCAAAAAGATGCAGCGAATCCCCATGAAGCAATACGTGTTACCCACATAGAAACCGCTTCAATCAATAATACAGAACAACGTTTGGCGAGTCTCTACGCTCTCATTTGGCGAAATACGGTGGAAAGTTGCATGGCTCCTGCCAAATACGAAGCGACTACATTGACAATCACTGCACCATCAATTGATTCTTTTGGTACTTATTACAAACATATATTGGAAATTCCGCTCTTTTTAGGATGGAAACTTGTTGTAGCATCATCAAAAAAAATGGATGAAAGAGAACCTGACGAAAATGAAGAGTCTGAATCTGTGATAAATTCAATGACACAGGAAGAAGGTCGCGGACTTCTCATGTATTTACAAGCCATCAAAGGTGCCATCAAGTATCAGCAAATCGCGGCAACCGTTGTTATGCGAAATACACATTCACATTATACGGAAGCCACTCTTATCAAACGTTTAGAGGATTATGGTATTGGCCGGCCATCCACATTTGCATTTTTGGTAGAAACTATTGTAGAACGCGGATATGTGAAATGCCAAGATGTAGCTGGAATCACGCAGAAAATAACGGAATTTGTACTAACAGATAAAAATATACGTGCCACAGTGAAAGAAAAGACTTTTGGCGAAGAAAAAAAGAAACTAGTGATTCAACCTGTAGGCATAATGACTGTCGAATTCTTGACTCAACATTTCAACGAACTGTTTTCATACGATTACACGAAAAATATGGAATTGGATTTGGATATTATATCAAAGGGAGAGAGAACCTGGTACGAATTGTGTGATAAATGCAATGGCGAATTGAAGGAATGGATGAAACCTGTCTTGTCGAAAAAACAAGTATTCAATGTGATTCAAGATTTCGACGGCGACGAGGATGACGGCGACGACCATGAATCCACAACGCCATATGTTGTATCCATTGGTCAATATGGCCCGGTTTTGAAGAGAACTGTGACAGATGAAAGTGGAAATAAAAAAACAGAATATAGACCTATAAAACGCGGGTTCTCTTTGAATATGGATACTTTGAAACAAGGGAAATATAAATTGGAGGATTTGATGGAAATCACGATGGATTTAGGAGAATATCAAGGTTTCCAGCTTTCAGTAAAAGAAGGCAAATATGGGACCTATGTGAAATGGGGCGAAAATACCGAAAGTATAAAAGGCGTCGAATTAAATAAAGAAAGTATTTTGAATTACCTAGAGAATAAACGCAATGGAACATTGACAACAAAAAGCACAACGTCGACGACACGTGTAATAAATGAGAACCTATCAATTCGTATAGGTAAATTCGGACCATATGTCTTTTATAAAACACCTACAATGAAAAAACCGGCATTTTATCCAATGAAAAAAGTTCCGTTCAAATATACGGAGTGTGATGCAGCAGTTATTTTACAATGGATAAACACTACGTATCAATTGAACGAAAAAATCCAAAGCTAATGTATATTTGATGAAAGATAAATTTGCAAATCGAGATAATTGGAATAAAATAATGCAAAAAATACAAAAAGGCGGTAAATTCAATAGTCCAAATGAATTTGTTTATATTTTTGTTATGAATATTTTCATATTCATTTCTTATAATGTCATTTTCATTTGTCTATTCAAATTCAATAATTCTTATAGTTTTATTTATTACTTATTAATTGGATTGATAATAATATCTTTTTTTTCATGTATTTTTACATTATATTTCAATCCTATTGGCAAATCATTGAAAGGAGAAGAAGGATATAATATTATAAATTTAATTGCATCATTTGTACTATCATCTACTCAATTCTTACAATTTGTAAGTGCTATACTCGTTTTTTTAGTATTTTATTCGAGTCCAATGCCTTCATCAAACACTGTAAATATGACTACTACCAATTCTGATAATTTATTTTACTATAAAATTATGTATATATATACTTATTTAGCAAGCATTATTTTTGTTATTATGATTACTGCAATTGATAATAATTTGGGAGATGGAAATATAACAATAAATGTTATGTTAGGAATTGTCGGACTTGTACTTTGTGTACTCGTTTCTTACATGTTTTACACTGGTTACAAAACATATGAAAATGTAGTTTTGAATGGTAATCAATTATTCCAAGGTTCTCCTCGATCAAATAAAGAAGCCGAGGATGCTGCTGCTATGAATACTGGAACAGCAAATCAGGCGATAATAGTTGCGCCTCAACCAACATTACCTCGTTGTACTCCTGCAACAAATTCAGGGTCTGCTGTAGCTCCTTCCAATCCAAATGACCAATGTTATACATAAAACTGGTATTACTAAATTATGATTGTATTATTTAACTCCAACCATCACCTGAATGACTGTATCAAAATTTATATATATGCATAGATATCATTTATTTTATACCAGTAATGGTACAAATTTATTATGTAATATGGTAGTTGGTTGCGTTATAAATATATATAAAAATTAAAAACATTTTATAATAGAGAACCTCAACTATTATGAAATATTATGAAACAAATTTTGAAGAATATATTTCATCTGTAAACAAATACAATTTGCATCCAGAAATTGGCAAATTTGTGAAAGATACATTTCCGACAAAGTTGCGTGATTTCGGTAATCTGATGATATACGGTCCATCAGGTATCGGCAAATATTCCCAGGTTCTCCATTTTCTAAAAAAATATAGTCCTACAGAATTGAAATACGAAAAACACATGACAATTCAAACCGAGAAACAGACATATACTTATTCCATGAGCGACATTCATTATGAAATAGACATGTCATTTCTCGGCTGCAATTCGAAAATGTTGTGGCACGAACTTTTCTTTCAAATCGTGGATATTGTTGCTGTAAAGCCCGAAAAAATTGGCATTATTGTGTGTAAAAATTTTCACATGATTCACAGTGAATTATTGGAGATTTTTTACAGTTATATGCAGCAATACAATAATTCGTACATGAATATATTGATAAAATTCGTAATTATTACGGAACATATTAGTTTTATACCAACAAATATATTGAATAGTTGCAAAACATTGTCGATTGCCAGACCGGAAAAACATCAATATATTGAGATGATTGGTGCAATGAAGTGCAATGGTAATGATTCAGTGGAAAAAACGCAAAATGTTATTCAACAAGTGGATACAGATACAATAATCAATTTGAAAGAGATTCGTTCATTTGCATTGATAAAAACTTCGGAAAATTTACCAACAGATATATTCAACACTGTTTGTAATCAAATTATAGAGGATATTGCAAATATAAATATAAATTTCGTAAAATTCCGCGATTCTTTATATGAAATTTTGATTTATAATCTGGATGTGTCGGAATGTTTTTTCTACATTTTGACACATTTCATAGGAGAAGGGCGTATAAAAAACGGTGATATATCACAGGTTCTCCAAAAAACATATTCATTTTTGAAATATTACAACAACAATTACCGACCTATTTACCATTTAGAGAGTATTTTCTTTTATCTAATAATCAAAATACACGGATATGATAACAATGACACAAACAAAGGCGCTTCAAATATTGGAATTAAAAAGCCGAGAATTATCGCAAATAAAAAACCAATATCGAAAGTTGGCTCTAAAATATCATCCAGATAAAAACAAAAGCGAAGAAGCATCTTGCAAATTTCAGGAAATTCATGAGGCGTATGTATATTTGCGTTCTCGTTCTCTTGAAGACAATAATAACGACAATGAAGACAATGAAGACAATGAAGACAATGAAGACAATGAAGACAATGACAACAATCATTTATCAAGTCAAAAATATATCTCGGCATTCATCAAAGTGTTTTTCAAAAACGTGGATCAGCAAGATATTGCAGAAAAAATATGCGAAATTGTCTATAAAAAAATCGGCGAAAAAGCGATGGAAAAATCGCTCGAATATTTGAAAAAAGTGGATCGCCGTTTACTGAAAATTGTGCATACAATATTGACAAAGTACCAACATATATTGCATTTGGATGCCGAGTTTCTTTCGAAAATTGGCGACATTTCGAATGTGGACGAGCGAATTATATTGAATCCTTCATTGAAAGACTTGTTCGAAGCGAATTTGTATAAATTGACGATTTGCGATTCGGTGTATTTAGTGCCATTGTGGCACCATGAATTAGTATATGATATTTCAGATACATCGGTTGTGAAAGAATTGATTGTGGAATGTGTGCCGGAATTGGCCGAAAATATGGCGATAGATGATGATAATAATTTGCATATAACATTGGAGTATGAATTGACGGAATTGTGGAAAATGAAATGGATTGATGTGTTGGTAGATGGTGAAAGTTATTACAAATATCCAGTAGAGAACTTGAATATTGTTTCAAATCAAACTCGTGTTATTGGAGGGCTAGGTATTGTGCGAATCAATAAAAATGATATATATGATGTGGAAAAACGCGGCGATATTTATTTGCATATTTGCATATTTTGATATTTATTTTGATATTTATTTTGATATTTATTTTTGTAATAAAAAATAAATATTATTTATATAATGAAATTAGAAAAAGGTAGAACTTATAGGATAATATTCAAAACTTCTGAAATACTTACATTGACTTATATCAAAAGTGAAAAAGGACACTCTAATAATTATAAACATATATTCAAAACTGTAAAAGGAAATGAATATATTGGTTATTCCGAAAAAGAAGACATGTCTGACAAGTACGACAGTATAGAAGAAATATCACCACAAATACCAGAAATACCACAAATAACAGAAAAACCGAATGAACCTCTTTCGTCGTCGTCAAATATATCGGAATTATCATATGGTTCATTGAAATCAAAATCAAAATCAAAATCAAAACCAAAATTGTCACATAAATCTCCAATTAAATCGATTGAACATGATAATTTATCAAATATAAAAAAGTTGAAAACTGAAATTGATAATTTTCAAAAAAAATGGGAATTATTGCCATTATATCGTTTGAAAATAATAGAATTAGAAATAAAAATATTAAATGAATTAATCAATAAAAAATCATTCGAATTACCAATAGAAGAATATTCAGATTTGATTTTTGAAGTTGAAAAATATGAAAAAATGAAATTACCTGAATTAATGAAATTATCTTATTCGGAATTATATAAAATACGCACACTATTAACAAGAGAATACATAGAAATGAATGATAGATATAAACGTCTTGTAAAAGGCGGTGGTTTATACAATAGAAAAAATATTTCTAGAAAATCAATTAGTAAAAAAAATAAAGGAAAAAAATTGATTCTTTTTTCAAAAAAGAATAGAAATATATATCAGAATACAAAATGAATATTATTATTGAAAACGTTGCACCAAAAAATAAAACAAATAAGAAAACAAAGAAAACAGTGGAAACGTGCAATATTTGCTGCGAAAATTTCAATAAATCCGTGCATTTACCAATTGAGTGTATGCATTGTCAGTTCAAATCCTGCCGCAAGTGTTGCGAAACTTATATTTTGGGTGAATCGGTAGTGAAATGTATAAACAGTGAGTGTGGTCGTGAATGGACACGCAAATTTATTCGCGAATCATTTCCACATGCATTCATTGTCGGACCTCTCAAAAAATGGCGCGAAGATTTGCTATATGACAAAGAACGCGCATTGCTTCCTGCAACACAGCCATATGTTGAAGCAATAAACCGTCGCAAAGATATACAAACAGAAGTCGAAAAATTGGAAAATAAAATCACGACATTGAGACGACAAATTCATCGACTACAACGCGAATCCGCTGCACTTGAACGCAATCCTCTATTAATAACGCAAGGACCTGAAGCAATGGCTCAAGTACATCTTGGTACTACTACTAACATACAAATTGAACGCAGACAGTTCATCAAGCCTTGTCCTGCGGATGATTGCCGCGGATTCTTGAGTAGTCAGTGGAAATGCGGTACTTGCAATATATGGACATGTCCCGATTGTCATGTCATTATTGGCACTTCAAAAGACGACCCGCATACATGTGATCCGAACAATGTCGAAACTGCCAAAATGTTGAAGGCAGAGACGAAACCGTGCCCGAAATGCGCAGCGGCTATATTCAAAATCGATGGTTGCGATCAAATGTGGTGCACACAGTGTCACACTGCATTCAGTTGGCGTTCGGGTCAAATAGAGACGACCATACACAACCCGCATTATTATGAGTGGATGCGTAGAACGCAAGGTACTGTGCCTCGTAATCCGCTTGATATGCCATGTGGTGAAAATAGATTGAATGGACAATTTTGGCGAAATATTGATCAAATAATGGGTTACAAAAAATTGAACATAGTAAATCCACTGTTATATAAATATTGCCGAGATAAAATGAGCAATATTGAGCGACACTCTTTGCATTACAGATTAGTGAGTATTCCGAGATTACAGACTTTTGATTATGAAACTAATAATAGAGAACTACGCATTCATTATTTACTGAATAAAATTCAGCCAGATGTTATGAAAGTTATGTTTCAACGCGCGGAAAAAAAGACATTGAAAGAATCCGAGACGCGCGAAATATATCAGATGGTATGTAATACAAGTGAAGACATTATCATGCGTTTTGCAGGATACATAGATGAACTTGCGCCAAATTCCGCATTTGATTCAAAAATATTGGATGAAATGGACAAAATGTTGGAATATGCAAATGAATGTATACTCGATATTTGTAGAACATATCAATGCAAATTGTACAAGTTTATTTTGGAAGAGAAAAATTACATGGGACACGATTATAGGGGACATTGATTCATTGATTATTTGGTGAAAATGAAATAAAAAATTGATCTATTTTTTATATACTATATTTTTTTATAATACCAACAAAACGCGATTATGTCATTATTTGAACTTTTTGAAAAAGACGAACTGACAATAGAAATACTCTTTGAATGTATTGGAGAAAGAGATGAAGATTTCGCGGAAGTACTTCAGCAAAAATACGAAGATGAATCTTATTTGAAAGGAAAAATTTTTAGCGAGAACCAGTACGATATATTGTGGACACTCGACTATAGAAAATGCGAAAATGCAGGATGTGACGATTATTATATGGACAATTATATGAATAATTATAAAGATATAAAACCATGCCCGAGTTGTAAATACGGAATTCCGGCAACGAATCTCAAAGATGTTATCAATACAGTATTATATTGTGATAATTCGAATGCGAATGCGAATGCGAATGCGGGTTGTACGGATTGTCCTATTTGTTTCAATGAATTTGATAGTAAAAAATTTACGGGAAAGTTGATATGCAGTCACGAATTTCATGTTCATTGTATACAACAATGGTTAGATACCAAAACGACATGTCCTTGTTGTAGGACAGTTGTGTTAGAAAAAGAAGATGCAAGCTATTCAAGTGATACAAGCGAACAAGAAGGAAGCGAACAAGAAGAATCAATCGAATATGAAAACGAAGTTGCAAGTGAACAAGAACAAGATGCAATCGATGCAAGCGATGTAAACGAACAAGATGCAAACGAACAAGATGTAAACGAAGGAAGAGATTACGAGATGATAAGGAGAGAACATAGACGTAATTATTTGAACAATATTCTTTCTAGGATAAGATGTAGAGAAAGAGCACAAGAGTTCTATTGTATTTTACAAGAATATATCCGAGCGGAATCTGCGGAAGAACTTTGCGATGAATTATATAGTCAATTGATTCAATATGATGATCCTAATCGATTGTAAATAGTAAATAGATATTATAAGAGAGTACCAACAGATTATTCGTTTATTGTTGTGATTTCATATAAAAAAATAAAAAACTATTTTTTTATAAATATTATATATAGTGAGTCGTCTTATTCATCATGAATAAACCATCTCTCGATAATCCATTTTCAAAAAAAGCATTTTTATATGATATTTTAAAATTTATTTCAAATGATATATTTTTCAAGAATAAATAAATGCCTGTAATATTTATGAAAATAAAACAGAATATACACTTTATGAATTAGATAAAAATGAAGCAGTCCAAAAAAAAATAATGGAACTGTTCCCAGAAATAAGAAAATATTTTAGTTTTAATGGAATTAAGGCAGTTGGAGAACCTAATAAAATAAAAAGACCTTGGTTGTCAATAATAAAACATTTAATTAAACAAAAATATAATATGGTTAGTTTAGATTATCATTTCACGGAAGAAGGCAATCATATTAGAACACAGAAATATTGTTTTGAATTAATAATGGATAAACCACCATTGTAAAGTAGATTTATCATTAACAACTTCATAACAAGGATAAAATCTATAATTATTTTCTGTTAATCCTTGTCTTCTTTCACATTTTACCTCATCGCAGGTATATATTTTTTTATTTGAACGAATAGTTGCTTCGTAATATCCATGATCATTTGGTTTTATTTTATTTGGACCTCTGCCATTCATTTTCTCTTTTAATTCTTTATTATAATATTCTTTTGCTTCTTCTTGTGTTTTGAATTTTTTAATAACAGGTTCTTTTAATTCATCAATATCATCACTTGCTACTGAAAATCCATCATAATCTTTTGGATCATTAAATGTATTTTTACCAGAAAGAATACCATTTGTATATTTTGTTGTTTTTGAATTCCACTTAATAGTTTTGTCTTCAAAATTGCTCTTCCATAATTCTTCGTATCTGTTAATACTATCTATATTAGTATAACAGATACTTATACCATTATTATCATATCCAGTATCACGCCCTACTAATCCCTGAATAATTGTTGTATCATCTGGATTTTTACTATATCTGTCATATAATATTCCAATATATTTTTTTTTCAAAGTTTTAGCACATCTTAACATTTCTTTAATAAATATAAATGTGTGTCTTTCTGGTTTCATTATTAAAGTTTTATTTATGTCTTCAATTTCACTTTCTCTATCATATTTAATAAAATCATAATTATCAGCATTAAATATTTGTTTGAAATTTTGAATGGTTAAATCCTGTTCTGGACCATTTTTAGTTCTAATAATATGATATAAAGAATTAACATAGTTATCAATATCATTTTTTATTTCTTCAATGTTTTCAAATACTTCTTCATCTACTTCTCCAGTTTCTTTATCGTAACCACATAATTCTTTATATTGTTTTACTCTACCCATTTGTAATAAATTATATGAACTTATATATCCATCTCCAACATCTGCTAATATTTTAGTTGAGGCATCATTCCATTTCATTAAATCATATATTGTTCCATCAGGCGTTGCGGTATATTCCAATATTTTAATATCATTTTCATATAATTTAGATTTATTTAGCAATCCAGCATTCTTAAATGTTTTGTAAATAGTTTGACCTTTTTTGGCAGCAACCTGAATTTCATCCATAATGATAAGAATATTTTGTTTATCTTTAATTTCATCAACAAATGTATTAGGTAATTCGCATCTATGAAATACTCTTGTTTGTATGCTTTCAGGCATTCTTTCTTTTGTTTGTTCTTTCCATTCACAACTTGACAACCCAGTAATAATATATATATTTTCAATTGGTATTAAATTACTTGTGTCTTCCAAATATTGTTTAATTGTAGCACACATGCTTCCAGTTTTACCTGATTGTGTTTTAGATACAACCATAATATTTATAATTTTTCTATTCTTAAAAGAAGTTACTACTCTTGATGCTATTATTTCTTGGTTTTCAAAAATAACTGATTTACCTGTTAATTTTAAAATTTCTAATTCATTAAGAACATTTTGTTTTCTCAATTTCATTATATCTTGTTGTAATAAATGATAATCACAACGCACTCTTTTCGTAATAATTTGTTCCGTAATTTCGTGTAAAATATAGTCACTCATTTTAATTAATATGTAAAATAGATTTTATATTAGTTTATTTCAATTTTATTTGAAATAAAATATATTTAACGAAATTATTATAAAATTGAAATAAATATTAATTATTTTATAAATTGTAAAAGAATGACGACATATATTTTAGATTTTGTTACTGGTGAATACAGAGATGCTCCATCACATCAAGGATGTTTTGCTTTCACTATGTATAAATATTATTTTAATATTGACACACGAGGTAATATTAAAATTAAAGAACAAAATATATTTGTTTGTTCAGGTAATCCTAACGAGCACGGTCTGGTTAAAGATATATTAATTATAAATGATAATATACCTATTCCTAATTATTTAATTGAAACTTTAAAAACTTTAATTACTTTTAAGCATGATGGAACATCTGTATACAGATCTCATTGGATATGTATAATAGAAACAATTAAACAATTGAAACAAAGTTTGAAAGAATTGACAGAAAATCCACAAAAAGAAACTAATATCGAAAGTAATATTAAAATTCAATTGGATAACTCAACCATTAAGAATGAAATACTTGAAAAACAAGTAAAAGATATGGAGCAAAAATTAGAGAATTTACAAACGGTATATTTTGATACATTACAAGATGATAAAAAAATAAAAGAAGAAAATAAATTATTAAAGGACAAAATTTTGAAATTAGAAAGTGAAATTATAAATAGAAAAGATTTCGTTTATATAAATGGACGACCACAACCACAAACATTATTTAGTTATTGCGGAGGAGGTAGTAATTCAGGTACAAGGTCAAATGCTCAAAATAGAATGGTATATAATGATATTAAAGGAATTTATGAACCAGAAGAAGACGAATAAATTATACACCTTTTTAGATTCTAAACGCCGACTGCAAGGGTCGGCGTATTTGAATGTAATTAGGTAACTGTTACTTTGTAACCGATAAAATACCTTTTATATATCAATAATTCTGCCTTCGGCAGAATTATCATATATAATCGGCATTTGAAAGGTTAAAAGGTGTAAAAAAATTCGTTCCACCCAAGATAACAAAATATCCCCAAAAAATATGTGCGGTATCGTAGCTTATTTGGGAAATGAACCTTTCGTAAAATTCATAATAAATGGCCTCCATTTTTTATTGAACCGTGGATATGATTCTGTAGGCATTTCCACCATAATCGACGACAAAATCGTCACTGTCAAAGAAGCGTCTTCCACGACATGCAATTCCCTCGAACTCGTGGAAAAAGAAGTGCTTACACGACATTTCACAAGCACAATTGGCATTGGCCACACTCGATGGGCCACTCATGGCGGTAAAACCTCTGCAAATGCGCATCCACATAGCGACAACTTGTCGCGAATTTCACTTGTTCATAATGGAATCATAGAGAACTACGCCGAATTGAAAACAATGTTGCAAAAACGCGGCTATAAATTCCACAGTCAAACTGATACGGAAGTAGTGGCGGTTCTCATCGGAAGTGGATTGGACGCCGGTCTCAAAATGCCCGACGCTTTCAGAGAAGCAGTATCGCAACTCGCCGGTACATGGGCTCTTGTAGCCATTCATACAGATTTCCCCAATCATATGTGGATTACACGGAATGGATCACCGCTTCTTCTAGGTATGGAAGATACATGTGTTATGGTTGCGAGTGAAAGCATTGCATTTGGAAATAATATCGAAAAATATGTAGTTTTAGAGAACCATGATATTGTAGAGATTCATTGTTCAAACACTGGGGCAATTACCTACAGTAATAATATTCATACTTATGCCGTTCAAACCAAACCGTTGGCAGAAATAGAGACGAAACCCGCGGAATATGCGCATTGGATGGAGAAAGAAATTGCGGAACAATCGGCGGCTGCAATTCGCGCAATGAATAACAAAGGACGTATTACAACAACGGGTAAAATCAAATTGGGCGGATTAGAGAACATGCGCGAACAATTGGCCGAAATTAAGCATGTGATTCTCTTGGGATGCGGAACATCGTACCACGCCGGGCTTTGGGCCTCGGATTTATTCAAAAAAACGGGGGTATTCGATACGGTTTCAGTATATGATGGCGCGGAATTTGGCGAAAAAGATGTGCCAAAAAAGGGCGCAGTTGCAGCGATTTTTTTGTCTCAATCTGGCGAAACAAAAGACCTGCACAGATGCATTGAAATTGCGAAATCACGCGGTATTTTGAAAATAGGCGTTGTCAATGTGGTGGATTCGATGATTGCGCGAGAAACGGATTGCGGGGTTTATTTGAATGCAGGACGCGAAGTGGCAGTGGCATCGACCAAATCATTCACAAATCAATGTGTCGTATTGGCAATGGTTAGTGCTTGGTTCTCCCAATTGCATTCTTCTTGTGGAGCACCCGCCAACAGATTACAAGATTTGTATAATTTGCCATTTCAAATACAAAACGCATTGAATCGTTTGTCTGAAGTCGCCGCATTCATCGAAGGATGGCACGAAAAATCGACCATCTTTTTATTGGGAAAAGGACAGCAAGAAGCGATTGCCAAAGAAGGTTCTCTTAAAATCAAAGAAATAGCGTATATACACGCCGAAGGATATTCTTCGTCTGCATTGAAACACGGTGCATTTGCATTGATTTACGACGGATTGCCGATTGTCCTATTGGATATAGGCGACGAATGGCGCGATAAAAACCAGAATGCGTATGCGGAAATTACGGCGCGAGGAGCGGACGTTCTCATAATCAGTGATTCTGTTTATAAAGATTGTAAAAAAGTACTAACAGTTGATCATAATCCTACATTTGGCGGAGTGATTGCAAATGTTTACTTGCAATGGATAAGTTATCTGTTGGCACTTAAAAAAGGAAATCATCCGGATTATCCGCGGAATTTGGCGAAAGTTGTGACGGTTGAATAATTTGTTTAGCTACAGCATATGTATATATGTATATATGTATATATACATACATACATGAATAGTTTGCAAGAACTGAGTCGGGATATTTTTTCTCGATGGACTAGAAAGGCAAAGTCAAAATCAATTGAAAAAAAAACGTTATATAGAACGACTCCACTGACTATTGAAGAGGTAGAATCTGTATTTGACAAATCGAAATTTATTGTAGATTTGAAAGGTATGGATATAATAATAAATCCGATGATAACAAAAGAAATGGAAACATCATTCGCTTATAGCGATAGTTGTCTTGTGTTGAAAAATTTTGGTATTATTCATGTTGTTAAAATAAATAAATGTACAGAAGGAGGAACTAATTTATTGAATAAACTCATACATTTGGCAAATAAATACAATAAAGGATTAATAATTGATGTAGATAATAGTCATATCATATTTGATTTCGGTGAAAAAGTGTTTGATGGTGAAAGTGAAAGTGTAAAATTGCAATTTAATTATATGTTATCATCAATGTATTTGAAGTCATATGGAATGACATGGTACAATAGTTTAGGATTTGTGAATTTGACATTTGATGATGATCATGCTTTTTTTGTAGAAAAATACAAACAAGATTTTGAAAAAAATCGGATGAATTTAAGACGAATGAGAACAATTTTGAATAAAGGTAAAGATATGTCATATGAAGAATATGTATTCTTGAAAGAACTTGAAGATGATTTTAAATTTGAAATGAATGAACATTATTTAAACATAACAACTCATTTGATATATGACTCAAATAGAGTGATGAATAAAAGTGGAGGAAGACGCATGACAAAAAATAAAAGAAGATGTAAAACTAATAAAAAAATGAAAAAAATAAACAAAAATTGAAGTACTTTTTTTACACGTATTGAAATTACATACCAAAATTCATAGCAAAATTCAAAATGACTTATCCAAACTTGTTTGTCCGTAATATCAGAAATAGTTACCGTGAGATTTACCGAGTTATTGATGAACTTGGTTTCGGTAGAATCAAAAGGATTGAATACAAAGGTAATAATGCGGTTGTCTTTATGGATTGGGATATCGCATACACAACCGCAACTAGAATGATTTTGGAGGAAGGCCGGTCACTTTTACTTTATTATTCTGACAATAGGTTTTGGAAAGTATTTGCGTACAAAACGCGCGAAGAGAGATTAAATGAGCGAATTATGCAAGACTGGCTGGAAGAAGAGACAAGACTGAAGCTGGAACAAGAGATTATCGAAAGAGAGAGACTGGAAGAACAAGAATACAATGATAATTACTCATATTATCATTGTACAGGTACAGAACAATCGACAGAATCGATTACATTGAATTATGGTAATGTCATTGATTACTATCCAATTGTTCGTCATAATATTAGAGCGAGAATTGGATTAGTGTAATATGTGATTTTGATAGTAGATAATTTTGATATTTTGATAATAGATATATAAAAAATGAAAATTTCATGAAAAAGAAAATTCAAAAAATGAAAATTCAAAAAATGAAAAATTCAAAAAAAAATAGTTAGAAAAAATATACTTCGGTATATTTTTTTTCAATTTTCATTATGTAAAAAAAATAAATATGATTTATTTTTTTATAAATTTCATTATAAATTAATTCCATTATAATTTTTATTATATACACACATTGACATTTGACCTAATTATTTACTTCTTTGCAACAACCTTCTTGATAACCTTCTTTGGCACTGCTGCTGCTGCTGGCTCAACATCCTCATCCTTGACAGCAGTCGCCACCTTCTTTATCACCTTCTTCTTAATGACCGGTTCAATTGAATCTTGAACGACTTCTTCCTCTAATACAGATTCAATAGATTCAGGCACAGCACTCGGTGTCTCTTGCTCTTGCTCTTGCTCTGGCTCTTGCTCTTGCTCTTGCTCTGGTTCTGGCTCCTCATTATCACTATCCTCGACTACCTCAACAACCGGCTTCTTTACAACAGGAGTTTTCGGAGGCAACACCACTTCTTCAACCGGCTCAACCTCCGAATAACTCGCAGAATCCACCTTGATTCTGCAACCGCTACTTGCCTTTACCTGATCGCGAGGCTTGACAACGCACTCAACCAACTTCCAAGTAATACCCCAACCCTTTCCACCAATCCAAATACCACCGCACTCCAAAATGCAAGTCACCTTGCTCAACTTTTGAACCAAATCAATCGGTGTTACGTCTGGATTATCACTGGGGAAGAGACGATTATACTGTGTATCGTATATATCGACGTTCCACTTATCTCCATAATTTACTACTTTTGCACTCAAATTCGGCGACTTTGAATAGTCGACCTTCTTCGTCTTCGGATCCTTCGAATACTTCAAACCCGGAAACAACATATGCTTCAACACATCCTTCGGCATTTGCTCACCCCACCAAAGCTCACTATTCTTCGCAGCATCTTCCAAAATCTTCGCCTCAAAATCCTTGAACTTCTGTAGCGCCAAATCCGTTTCAGGAGTAGCATAATCGCCAACCGGAAAGATGAGCGAAATCTTGAACTTACCGTCACTCTCTCCAGTATCCTTATTCATGAAATCATTGATTCCCCAAGTATCCATCGTTGGAAGTACAACTTGTACAAATCTGTTGGTATTTGGGTTCAAAACATTGATCGACTTTCCTCCGACCTTGTTGATCTTTGGAGTTCCATACTTGATAGAACTAGTATCCCAGGCATTGTAATTAACTTCGACGGCAGTAGACATTTTTTGTGGTGTATGGTAAATAAATTGAGAAATCTTTAAATCAATTTTTTATTTTTTTTACTTTTTTTTGTTGTTGCTCTTGTTGTTATGTCGTCGTTATTACGTTATTACAATATGTTGTTATTGTTGTTTGTTTGTATTTGGTAAATAGATATAAAATATTGACTTATAGTATAGAATTGAAAAAAATGATTTTACATACTAGTATTACTTATGGCGATTTTTACAAAAAAAATATTTGCTTGAACAAAATAAAATTACCTACAATCAAAAAAATAGCAAAACACAACAAATTAAAATGCCAAGGAAATAAACCGGTTCTCATTGAACGAATCAAAACTTTTTTCAATAATCATAAAATGGCAAATACAATTCAGAAAATATTTCGCGGATATTTAGTCCGTTTACTTTATAAAAAAAGAGAACCTTGCAATCTATGTATTAATGAAACCGATTTCTACACAATGGAATCTTTATCTGAAATAAGAACCCCGTTTTTTTATACTTATAAACAGGATGACAAAATATGTTACGGATTTCATTTATCATCTTTGTATGCATTAATTTACAGTTCTCTAAAAAACGAAATGAAAAATGAAATCAACGAAATCCACAAAATAAAGGAAAACGATTCGATAAAAAATCCATACAATCGTTCAAATATACCAACAGAAATAATAAAAGAAGTATGCAAATTGTATCGTATTTCATCCATCATTTATTCGTCGACCATCAATAAAAAAAGAGAACAAGTACTTACAAATACTGTTGTGAGTGATGTTGTAAATATAAGGAGAAATAGAGAACGTTCTCTGACAAATGATTTTTATCCTACACCAATGATGGAAATTTACCAGGAGCGTACGAGAAAATTGGCCGAAGTACGAGAAAAAACTATGCAGAATCGCATATCTTTATTATTCGTAGAAATGGATTATTTGGGTAATTATACATGCGAAGAATGGTTCTATGAAATAAGAAGTGCCGAGAATTATTTGAGACTTTATAGGACGCTTTTCAATATATGGTATCATCAATCGCAAATGCCTATGGATATCCGGCAAAAAATATGTATGTCTGGCGATCCTTTCGAAAATATTGTGGCTTTTTCCCGCTCTATTACGCGCGATAATATCCAGGAAAATTGTTTGCGTGTATTTGAAAATATGATTTATATGGGTGTGGACGATGAACATAGGAAATTAGGCGCGATGCATGCACTTTCGGCATTGACTGTGGTTTCTATAGGCGCGAGAGATACCATGCCGTGGTTGTACGAATCATTGATGGTTCTCATATAAAGTATGTTTTGTTCTACGTCTAGGTCATATCCAATATTCACATCATAATTATGTATATCATATGTTTGAAATACATGTTCTAGATATTCATTTTGGTTATCATGATAATAATAAATATTATTATGATTATCAAGAAATAATTTGAAATATATTTTGTTGTAAATTGCCAACAGAATAATGTATATATATTGAATCAAATTCAAGATTAATGACATTGTTTGTTTGTATATGTTTTGATGATTGATTGTGTTTGTTGTTGGTTGTTGTTGTCGTATATTAATTCCAGGTTCTCTTTTTCAATTTTTTATTTTCTCAACTTTTCAGTTCGTTCAATAATGAAATTGAAAAAAGATGCAAAATATATATATGACTGTTATTAACGGTATTGAAATTGATTATATAGAATACGAACCCAATGTTGCAAAACAGGCGATACAAAACAATGAACCGATTGAAGACAAACTTCATGTTATTGCCGTAATTTCGAATCCATGTTTGTTTGCAAGACGTTATATTCTGATGAAAGAATTCATAAACAGAATGGAACAGGAAGAAGCAAATGTGGAATTATATATAGTGGAGCTCGCATATGGCAATCAAGATTTCATAATTACAGAAAAACACAATAAAAAACATTTGCAATTGAGAACTGAATGTGCAATTTGGCACAAAGAGAACATGATTAATTTAGGAGTAAAGAATCTATTGCCAAAATCGTGGCGCGCATTTGCGTGGATTGATGCAGACATTGAATTCGAAAATTCGACGTGGGCTCTAGATACATTGAAAATATTGAATGGTTCTCAAGATATCGTACAATTGTTTTCGCATGCAGTGGATATGTCGCGTAATAAAAAGACAATGTCGGTATTTAATAGTGCAGGATATCAGAGAACCAAAGGATTTCCAGTATGTTACAATATGCCGAATCTATGGCATCCGGGATTTGCATGGGCAATGACACGTAATGCATACACGAAATTGGGCGGGTTATACCAAGACGCAATATTAGGTTCCGGTGATAATATTATGATGTTGGCATTGATGGGAATAAGCATGTATGGTGTGAATGACAAGTCGACAGAAGGTTATAAACAGACGATTTTGAATTATGAGAAAAAGGCGAAAACATTGAGATTTGGATATGTGCCTGGTGTCATATTACATCATTATCATGGAAATAAGAAGAACAGGAAATATCACGAGAGGTGGGCTATATTAGTGAAATATGGCTATGATCCAACTATTCACATAAAAAAGAATAAACTTGGGTTGATAGTACCAACAGATGCATTTCCTTGTGAGATGAAATCGGATATAATGTCGTATTTTAGAGAACGTAATGAAGACGAAGGATGACGGGACTGTGGACTATATTT